AGCCACCGACCTTGGTGACGTCGTCGATGGTGGCGTCGGGGATCCGGCGCGTCTCGCTGTCGATAAAGCAGAGCTGCTGCTCGATGTCGGTTATCATGCCTGTCTCCGTGTCAGCCAGAGGAGTGGGCCGCCCCCGAGGGGGCGGCCCGAGGACGCGCATCAGCGCACGCCGTATCAGGCGGCGGGACGACGCCGACGCCGGGTCGGTTGCGGCGCGCGTCCCTCCTCCGGTGCGCCGGAGGACGCCTCTGCAGGAGCCTCCGCCGCCTGATCCGCTGCCCCGCGACGGCGACGGCGGGTGGGTTCCGCCTCGGTCGTCTCGGGCTCAGCCTGAGGCTTGGGGGCCTCGCCCTGCGGCTCGGGATCCGCAGCCACGGGGGTGGCGTCGTCGAGCGCCCGCCAGTCCTCATACGACCATTCGGGCACCACAGTTACGCCCCATTGCGGGTGATCGTAGCTGTCCTTCCCGAAGGTGACCACGGCCACGGGCTTGGGGTTGGGATTGTCCAGCTGCGCCATGAGCTTGTCGAGGTAGGCGCTCAGCATGCGCACGCCGGAGACGCTGTTGGTATCGTATACGACCACTGTACCCTCGTCCTCGCCCGATACGCACATCAGCTCGACGCTGATACACGTGGTCCATTCCCACGGCTGGCCGTTATTCCAGCCGTCGGGGTCGATGTACTCGGCGAGGTTCTCCGGCAGGGGTTTGTCCTTGCCCAGACCCACCACGACCTTGCCGAGGTTCTTGTTCTTCTGCTTGGCCTCCTTAGGGTAGTCCGTCCAGCAGACATAGCCGTGCATGAAGGAGAGGGGGTTGATCGCCCAGAGGCTGCCGTCCTCCACGACGACGCCCTGTTGCCCGTAGACCCAGTTGCCGGTCTTCTCCAGCTTGAGAAAGGGCTTGGTGCCCACGTCGGGCACCTCACTGCGGGTCTTGGTCACGGCCTGCTTCAGGCCCTGAAGGGTGGCGAGATCGCCAGCTGCGGCTGCCGCCGCTACGTTTGTTCCAGTCATTGGTCATTGTCCATTGTTGTCGGTTGCTATGTGCGGGGTCCGTTGCATGCAGGCCGCCCCGCGCGACCCAAAACGCGCGAGCCTGATTTTAGTCGGGCTCGTGCAACAGTTTCTCTGCTACGGCTGCCGCCTTGTCGGCCACAGTCTTCACCGCAGGACGCTTGTCGTCCAGCGGCGCGAGCACCACGCCTGTCTTCGGGCGCAGGGCCTGCCTGTCCGTCAGCAGCTTCTTGCCCTTCTTCTTCAGCAGGGCATTCGCCTGCGTGGGAGTGATCGGGGCGATTTTGCGACGCTCGACGGCGGTGAGACCCTTGTTGCCCAGCATCTTGTCTGCCGTAGCGGGGGAGGTATAGGCGAGGTTGCCGACCTTCTCCACCAGCTTCAGGCCTGCGGGCGGTCGGCCCGCCTCCGCCTCGCTCATGGCCAGCCCGCGCACGCTATTCGCCCACAGCTCCACGATATCGGCCTTGAGCAGCCACTCGGCGAGCAGATCAGGGGTGATAGCCTTGGCGAGAACCTCCGGCTCGGGGCCCTCCACCTCCGTCATGTCGGCTTCCGCCACCTCCTGAACAGTGCCCGGCTCGCGCTCGCCGTTCACCAGCGCCGCCAGCCGTTCGCCCACCTGCCGGTACATGGGGCAGATGGGGGAGGCCGTGCACCAGCGGCAGTGATCGCCGCGTGCCACGCGGGGATCCTCCGCCTCCAGAGCCTCCGTCACGGCCCCCTGCAACTTGATTTCGAAGTCCTCCAGCTGCACGGGGTTCGTCGTCCAGACGGAGGGCTCCTCGTGGATAAAGGGTTGGGCGATGATCAGGTCCACGGCCCAGTCGTCGGGGGCGTTCTCCCACTCGCCGATAGACTTGGGCAGAAAGGGCGCCTGCGCCGTGTTGGAACTGCCGCAGGCGTAGTACATCTGCTGCTTGTTCTCCTTCGCCGAGACGACGACGCCCTTGCCAAACTTCCAGTCCCAGACTACGGAGCGCTTGCTCGTGTGGCCGATGATATCTGCGGTGCCGAAGGCATCCCCGATGCCGGGGAAGTGGACCGACTGCTCGACGGCGAAGATGAACTCGCTCTCATCCTCGGCCTCGATCCTGTCCACGTAGTCCCAGAACATCTGCCACGCGGGCACGAGGCCGCCCTCGACCATGTCAGCTGTCAGCTTGATGCCGTAGAACTCCTCGCCAGCCAGCTCCTGCACCCCCTCCAGCTCCAACCCCTCATAGAGGCAGTGCTCGATGGCGTTGTGCAGGGCCGTGCCCTCGGCGGCGTAGCTGCTCTCCGCCTGCGGGGGCATGGTCTGGATCAGTTTGACGCTGGCGGGGCAGGCGAGAACGCGGGCGGCGGAGCTGCCGCCGACGACGTTCGAGTGGGCGGTGGGGGTGTACTGTGTGTCGGTCATGTGGTGGTTTCCTCTCCCGTGCGATCACACGTTGATGTTGACGTCACTGACCCATTTGGCAGCCCATGAGCGGGCGGCACCCACGTCAGCGAACAGTCCCGTGTCGGTCTGGAGGACCTCCTCGCCCGTCTCGTTGTCACGGATCGCGACGGCATATCCGCCCTCGCCGTCTTCCTCGACGTCGGCGAAGCAGTCATCCAGCTCAACCTCTCGCGCCACCAGAACGTCGAGGATATCCTCGTTGGCATCGGTGACAAAGAAGTCACCAAACATTGATTGTCTCATTAGATCTCTCCCTTCAGAGCGTCTTCCAGTTTCGTGTCTCGTGTGGCGGGGGCCTTGGGATCCCGGGCGTAGCGCCGCCGGGCCAGCGCCCGGCTGTAGCGTCGTTTGCCCTTGCGGCCTGATGGTTCGTATCCGACGGGCGGCGGGTCCAAAGCTGTCATGATCAAATCTTCCAGAACCTCGCTGATGTAGACGCCCGTTGTGTCCGCCTCGCAGGACAGGCGCAGGTAGGCCTCGTCGCTAAGCGTGAATTTTCGCCTCTTGTCCGGGCGGTCCGGCAGGGCCTCCTGAAGCGGGGTTTTAGCTGTTGACTTCATAGTTGGTGGGGCCTTATAAGGGGTCACCTGTGGCCCACCTTTTACGGAGCGCTGACTATCATGTCAACACCGAAGCCGAAAAAACAGCCAGAAAGCTACCTCGAACAGCAGATCGTCTCTCTCACAGAGAAGAAGCTGGGCGGGGAGGCTCTGAAGATCGAGATCAAGGGTCGGCGCGGCTGGCCTGATCGCCTGCTGGTGCTGCCTAATGGCCGCGTCTGGTGGATCGAGGTCAAGGATGAGAAGGGTCGGCTGAGCCGCCAGCAGGAGTTGCGCATCGCGCGCCTGCGCGAGCTGGGGCATGAGGTCCACGTCGTCTGGAAGCTGGGCGAGTTCCGCCTGCTGATCGAGGCGATGCAACTGGATCAGGAGGCTCGAGCGAAGATCGAAGCGTATCTGAGCGACCTGTCGGGGGGTGGGACGACTGAATAGCGGCCCCGGTCGCTTGCGGGTCGGGTTGGCCCCTCCCCCGTCTGGCTCGCAGAATGAAAGGAGGAACCGACCAATGAAGCGCGAGAGTATCGAAGAATTGCAAGCGCGGATGTGCGCGGCTAACCGCTTGGTGCCGCAGGGACGTATCATCCGTCACGTCCGAACGGGAAATGAATACATCGTTCGCGGTCACGCCTTGCGCGTTGGCGATCTTGTGCCGCTGGTGGCCTACTCGCCTGTGTCCGACACTGTAGTGGTGTTCAGCAGAGCGTTGCAGGACATTCAGGCAAAGTTCGTTATGTCTACAGGCGATGTATGGCCTGTCTTGAAAGGAACCGGCCAATGACTGATATGCGCGAAGAACTGGCTAAACACGTCTACGCATCTATGGCTTGGGCGTATGAGGACGGCAGTGGAAATATTTGTCCCGCATGGTTTGATGGCGGTAATTCTTTCGCACAGGACGAAGCCCGCAAACGCGCCGACGCTATCATTGCCGCCCTGCCGGGGATGATTAAGCCGTTGGAGTGGGAGTTTCGATATAATCGCAAGGACATGTGGTGCGATACCCCGCTGGGCACATTCTCGATTGGCAACATCCATGGCACTTGGATGTGGTTTCATTTAACAGCCAGAGAAGACCAAGAATACACGTTCAAGGGATGCGCAGGTGCTTTGGGAAGAAACAGCAAGGCCAACGCGAAGAAGGCCGCCCAAGCCCACTACACCGCCCAGATCATGGCCGCATTTGGTCTGCCGAAACAGGAGGGAGTGTGATGCCCGTACCGAAGGGAAAGCCAATGTCGCCGCGAAAACATCCCGACAATTGCCGTTGTCCTATTTGCGGAGGCTCAGAATGACTGAAAAGACCGGGGGCGTGCTTGCATGTGGTTATTCAACTGCGCGGCAGGTTTGGCCAATGGCGTTGCATCGCTTGTGGGAAAATAGCTACCGCGCAGTATTTTGAAACATCGATACGTGAGGATAAGACATGAGTAAAGCATCGCACCGGATTTGGGTTTTGCGAGACCCAGAAGGCTACCATGTATTTGATGAGGTAGGTAGCGCGCGCGCCGACATGCGCGATGATGTCCTTTATATCCGCGCCGATCGGGTCGCAGCGGCCCGCGAAGAAGGACGGCAGGCGGGGCTGAGAGAGGCGGCGGAGTGCGCGGACAAAACGTCAACTTGCATACTCCCAAGCGGGCACTTTTTATCCGAACGCGTAGGTGACGCAATCCGCGCCCTCTCCCCTATCGACCAGCCCACCTTCACGCCACCTGATGAAACAGGATGTCAAGAGTGCGGCGGGGAAAATCCAGTATGGTTCGCGCCGCATGATCTCTGGAACCGTGTCATGGGCGGCGAAGATTGCAAGGACGATCCCGGCGGCATTATCTGCCCGATCTGCTTTATTCGCCGGGCAGAGCGGGTCGGCATTAAGGAAATATGGCGGGTTGGTCCGGTAGAAGACAACCCGCCGAGGTCGAAAGGCATGACAGTGCAGGAGGCGGCTATCGTTGTGGCTGACTGGATTGATAGCGACATGATTACGGCGAACGAACTGATTTCCGCGCATGTCAACATAACGCAGGAAACACCAGTTCGTCATTGGTTCTCGCAAATTCTCCGCGCCCTCTCCGGTGATCGCCATGAGTGATCGCAAGGAAGCGCTAACGGACCTGTTGGCGATGGTTGATGCGGGAGAGTTTCCGGCGGATGGTGACGCCCGCGAAATTGGTCTATATCGAGTTCAGTTGGACACCGAGTTGCCGATCATTAAGACAGCGTATGGTGCATTTTCAGGCTCACTAGACGCAGCCAAGGCACTGCACGAGGCTGTTCTGCCGGGATGGGGTTGGGTCTGGGCATCTTGGGGTCGTGGTCATGTCACCCCGAGAGACCAAAAATACAGCCGCCTTACCCAACAGGGAGAAGCGCCTGATCCCGCCCGAGCGTGGTTAATCGCTATCCTAAAGGCCCTGATCGCGCAGGAGGACTGACGCAATGTCCCTGCATCGTACGGGACGTCACACCCAAAAAGGGTGATATGGCCGCACTGAGGAGAACTTAAACCATGATTACGACTGACACCGTCACCGACTTCGAGGCTCGCTTCGGGCCCACCAGCAGGGCCGTGAGCCGCCTGATCCGCCCCCAGATCGTGGCCCCCGAGGGGTACAAGCTGGTCTGGGGCGACTGGTCTGCCATTGAGGCCCGCGTGCTGCCGTGGCTGGCCAACACCAAGGCCGCAGATCGCGTGTTGGACATCTTCCGCACCAACGACGCCGATCCCTCCCTGCCCGACATCTACAGGGTCGAAGCCGGAGGGATCTACGACAAGCCAGCCACGGACGTAGACAAGGGGGAGCGTCAGGTGGGTAAGGTGAGTGTTTTGGCTTTGGGTTTCGGGGGCGGCGCGGGCGCTCTCACGGCCATGGCCACGGGCTACGGCCTGCACCTCGAGGAGGACTTCAAGGCCATGGTTGTCAGCCGTTGGCGGCAAAACAACCAGTGGGCCGTGGACTTCTGGGCCGAGCTGATGCGCGCCTTTCAGAAGGCGTGGGATAATCCGGGTGAGATCCAGAGTGCGGGCCGCGTCAGCTACGTCTTTCTGCCCTCTATTCTGCGCGGCTGCATGTTTTGCTACCTGCCCGACGGACGCGCCATTACATACCCTGCCCTACGCCGGGAGATAGTCAAGTACGAGGACGAGGAGACAGGCGAGGAGGTGAGGGAGGTGAAGATCCGCTACACCTCCGGCTACGAGCGCAAGAGCCTCTGGCACGGCACGCTCTGTCTGGAGGGTGGCACGGACGTCCTGACCGACAGAGGCTGGGTGCAGCTGACTGACGTCCAGCTCTCCGACAGGCTGTGGGACGGCGTCGAGTGGGTGCGGCACGGGGGGTTGAGTTTTAATGGTTATGACCTTACCATGCCCGTGGACGGTGTCATGATGACACGAGGGCACGAGGTGATGACGGATGACGGATGGAAAGCGGCGCAGGATTGTAAACGATTTGGCAGGCCGAGCGTTCGGCTACCTGACGGTCGTGTCACTCGGACCTCCGGCTGGTCACGGCAGGAGCGCACAGTGGTGGGCGAGGTGCGTGTGCGGCTCGCTCGACTTGTACGACAGCTCGGGCTGGCTGCGGGGCAACCGGCCTCCATCGCCAAAATCCTGCGGCTGCATGACTGGCGCTCTGATCGGCAGCAGCATATGCACCCACGGGATGACGTCGCACCCCGCCTACGCGGTGTGGCGGTCCATGCTAGACCGCTGCAGGCTGCCCTCGCATCAGGCGTGGCACAACTACGGTGGGCGGGGCATCTCTGTCTGCACACGCTGGCAGACTTTCGAGGTTTTTTGGCGGGACATGGGGCCTTCGTACCGACGAGGTCTCACGCTGGAGCGGATCGACAACGGGGGCGACTACACACCCGAGAACTGCTGTTGGGCGACCCGCGAGGAGCAGGCGAGGAACCGGCGCAACTCACTGCCCGTGGACATCCCGGCGGCGCAGCGGATGACGGGGCTGGCGGAGAGCACGCTGCGGTACCGATGGGTGCGCGGCCTGTCTATGACATCGTCAACGCCGGACCCAGATCGCGCTTCGTGGTCAGAGGTGATGCGGGGCCGCTGATCGTACATAACTGTGAGAACGTCACACAGGGCACCGCAGGGTCGCTCCTCCGCCACACGCTGGTGGATCTGGAGAAGCGCGACTGGAGTTGGGCCGAGACGATCCTGCACACGCACGACGAGATTGGCCAGCTGGTGCCCGAGCGCCACGCGGACGAGGCCGAGATCCGCCTGAAGCTGGCCATGGAGACCCTACCCAAGTGGGCCGAGGGTCTGCCCATGGTAGCGGAGACGACGCAGAACGACTATTACACCAAAGTAGGAGACTGACATGGAAGACGCGAAGAGGCTGGAGGGTCGCAAGGACGACCGGCAAAAGCTGCGCTACGAGCTGCTGCCCCCCGAGCTGGGGGCCGCCGTGGCCGCCGTGCTGAGTTATGGCGCGGGCAAGTATAGCGACCGCAACTGGGAACTGGGCATGGACTGGAGCCGCCTCTACGCCGCTTTGGAGCGCCACATGGCGGCGTGGTGGGGCGGTCAGGACTGCGACCTAGAGACGGGCATGAGCCACCTCTGGCACGCCGGTTGCTGCATTGCATTCCTGATCGCCTACGAGGCGCGGGGCACGGGCCGGGACGACCGCCCCGGTGAGATGGAGTGCGGCACCACGCCTTCGATGGCTGTCTTCGAGGAGGTTCTGGGGGCGGCTCTGGGCCAGCAGGAGGTCCGGCTCCCTGTTTTACCCGACACTGTGCTCGCGGATATGGCGCGCGCGGCCCGGCAAAAACTAGCGCCGCGCGTCACTTTCGGTCCCGGAGCCACGGGCGACGAACTGAGAGGGAGCCACGATCATGACTGAAATCCTCTTTTACCTCCTCGCCATCCCCGCGCTCTTCCTCGGCCTCGCTCTGATTGGCGATACGGCGGTCTCCCTGCTGGCCTACGCCACGGGCTTCGACAGCTACTGGCGTAATTTCTACTACGAGCGCTGGCCCATCTATCTGCGCCTGATCCTCGGCGGCATCATGCTGAACATCGCGATCATTCTTGTGGGGTGGGTGATATGAGCTGCGATCAACAAGAGATTGACAGGCTGGTAGAGGCCATCCTGCAGCGTCTGTGTAAAGAGGGTGCGGAGCAAGGGGGCGGGGGCACGTGTGCCGCTACTGTGGAGGGCCGCTGTGATGACGATGGGTGACTTGAGCCGCCGCTTCGAGCGAGACCGCGTCTTCGCGCGCGGAGAATACGCAGTCGGTCCCGCTGTGACATCATACGGCGCATCGAACGACGATCTGCGTCTTCGCTTCGGCACTTTCGGTGGGGCCCGCAGGCCGAAGGCAATCGAATTGCCTTCCGGCTTCGTCGTGCTGACGGGGGGCTACGCCAGACTTTGGTGCGAGCTATCGACGGGAGAGCTACGCTCCGTGCTCAGGTGTCGCCGGGTCGTACTGGCGCGACGTCACAGGTCACTTTGACGGAACCGACAAGCGTGATACGAAAAAGGCCCCGCCTGTTTTATGGGCGGGGCCTTCCGGTGCAGGGCACCAATGAGACTGACACGTCTGCGATCTTCATACAAGATGATGGGTGCGGGCGCAACGGCTATCACACAGGTCGTCAACGACCGCAACATACAGGAGCCGCTGAGAGATGCACCAGCGCACCGAAGACAGACTGACACGCGACACATGCACCGTAAAAGGGTGCCAAAGCCTGATCCACGTGAAGAAATACGGTTTGTGCAACGCGCACTACCTACGGCAGCGCAGGCATGGAACGCCGACAGGCGGGGCTACCCCCCACTTCGTGGGTGACCCCGACGCAGCGTTCGAGGCCCGCACGTTATACGATCCTGAAACCGGCTGCATGAACTGGATCGGGGCCACGCAGAAGGGGTACGGCGCAATGCGCACCGGAGGCCAGACCGTTCGTGCGCACAGGTTCGCTTGGGTGCGCGCGAACGGCTCCATCCCCGACGGCATGCACGTCCTACATAAATGCGATAATCCCCTGTGCTGCAACGCTGACCATCTCTTCTTGGGCACCCACATCGACAACATGCGAGACGCAGTGGCGAAGGGGCGTGCCGCAGGCGGTTCGTTGCCCGGTGAAGCGAACCCAAACTGTATGCTGAAAGAGGCGCAGGTGGTGTCCATACTGTCACGAAAGGGTAAGCCGTCGTCATCTCTCGCGCGGGAGTTCGGGGTGTCGAACTCTACAGTGAAGGCCATTCGAGCCGGGAGGCTCTGGTCCTACGTGTCGGAAGGGGGTGCCCGATGAACGCGCGTACCGACGACCGCCTGCGGGCTTTCAGAAATGGCTGGGCCGTGCTTCCGAATGTGGACAAGCTCTGCCAGTTTCCCGGCTGGTCATCCATCGAGATCACGGAGGCCGAAATACGGCGTTGGGATCGTATGTCGGCCTTCGAGGCCACGGGCCTACGCCTGCAGAACGGGCTGGCGGCTCTGGACTTCGACACCAACGTGAACGAGGCCGGTGAGTTGTACGAGAGCCTGCTCGATGCCTTCCCCGAACTCCAGAGCGCCCTCTACCGGGGAGGCAAGGGCTTCAAGGAGGCGTGGTTCGTGCGCACAGCCGAGCCCTTCGGCAGGATCGCCACGGCCACGTACACGGACGGCGGCGAGGGCCTTACCGTGGAGATCTTCGGCGGCGAGAGCCCGCGCCAGTTCGGGGCGATGGGCTGGCACACCAAGGGCGTACTGGAGTACCAGTGGCTGGACGGCAGCCCCCTCGATACACGACTGGCGGATCTGCCCGAGTTGAGCCTAGGTCGCTTCGAGGAGATCGCCCGCTTCTGCTACCTCTGGCTGGACGCTCGCTTCGAGCGCGTGCGGGGTGAGGACGTGGAGCGCACCTCGGCCTCGCAGATCTGGGATCTGGGGCCTGAAATGACCTTCGCCACGCGGGAGGACGGCGAGCTGAGCCTCGACGAGCTGCGCGAGCGGCTGGGAGGCGGGGGTTACTACTATCTGTCGGCGTCGTGGCTGGACGGCTCCGTGGCACGCAATACGCGTCGCTGCAGCGCCACGCTGGACACACAGGGGGGAGTGGCCGTCTGGGACAGCATGACGGATCACACGCACCACGAGGCGGCGCTGGAGCCGCGTGAGGTGGGCGACGTGGCCTCCGACGTGGCGGATCGCCTTCAGGCGCTGGGCGCTGACCTGCCGCAGACGGAAACAGTGGTACACCGCCCGCCCGTGGCCCGTGGCTACCTGACGGCGGCCAACGGCAATGTGAAAAACGTCTACACCAACATCGCGCACTGGATCGCCCAGCATATGGAGGGCACCATCCGCCTGAACAGCATGCAGCACCACCCGTGGCTGATGGACGACGGCGGGGGCATCTTCCCTCCCGGCGAGGGCTTCCCCCGACAGATGACGGACGTGGACGACCTCCTGCTCTGCTCGCATATCAACTACGATATGGAGGACTGGATGGGTCAGCCCTTCGGAAAGGAGGCCACGCGGGACGGCGTGGGCATGGCGGCGGGTGAGCATCCGTGGGATCCCCTGCACGCCATGTTCGCCGATCTGCCGGAGTGGGACGGCGAGCCTAGGATCGACGCGTGGCTGCTTGATTACGGCGGGGCCACGGCGGACGGCACGCATAGCGAGGCCTATGTCAGATCCGTGTCGCGCAAGTGGCTGATCGCCTGCGTCGCGCGGGCCATGAGACCGGGCTGCAAGCTGGACAACATCCTCGTGATCAAGGGGGCGCAGGGCGTGCATAGGGAGGGCAAGAGCAGTCTCCTCGCGGCTCTGGCGGGCAGCGTGGCCCCGGGGGCCGACGGCCAGCTCTTCGGCGACGATATGCCCAAGGTGGGTGCGGGGGCCTCGGACAAGGCGGCCAAGGAGTGGCTGGCCGGGATCTGGATCGCCGAGGTGGCCGAGATGACGGCAATTGGCAAGGCGGATGCGGAACACGTCAAGAGCTTCATCAGCACCACCTCGGATCGCTACAGGGTGCCCTACACCTCGAAGGCGGTCACCGTGCAGCGGCGCACGGTCTTCGCCGCCACCACCAATCACATGCAGTTCCTGACCGACAGCACGGGCAACCGCCGCTTCTGGCCCGTGCTGGCGGAGGGTCGCTTCAACGTGCGCGGCCTGCGCGACGTCAGGCTGCAGATCTGGGCCGAGGCCCGCGCGGCCTACGAGGCGGGGGAGACGTGGTGGTTCGACTACGACAGGGTGCCGGGGGACCGGCAGCTGTACGAGGACGTGATCAGGGCGCAGGAGGGAGCCTGCAAGGATAACCCCTTCAACGCCAGCGTGGAGAAGGCCCTCAGGGTGACGGAGGATCACCCCCTGCTGGCGTCGAAATGCCCCACGATGATGGAGATCTACCAGACGGCCATGGACCCCTCCGCGAAGCGCATTCCGAGGTCGGATGTACACGCCATGACGGAGGCCATTCAGGCCGCCGGGTGGGTCGTCTTGGCGTCCGCCGGGCACCAGAAAAACGTTCGCCGATACCGTCGAGGACCGGCTGCCGCCCCTTGGCTGGACGCGAACGCCAAGTTGCGCGGCGAAGTCGTCACAGACTTGGATCGCTGGAAAAAAGACGAAGAGGGTCAGGGCGACTGACCTTATTCTAGTCGCTACAGACTAGAATAGGGCAACCACGGAGCTTTCTATATGAGAACGACGACTTTTATATTTACAACCATAGGTTGTGAAAATACAAAAGTCCCCCCTATATAAGGAAAAGCTCCGTGGTTGCCCTATTCTAGTCGCTACAGACTTGGAAATTTGGACGCAAAAAAGCCCCGGCGATCACTCGCCGGGGGCTGATTTTATGCGTCGGGCTTGGTCGCCTCGGCGGCGTCCACGCGGCTCTGCAGATAGCGCACGCTGACACCCATCGAGCGCTCGATCTTCTCGAGCAGATCGCGCTGCAGGCGGATGGCCGCGAGAAGGGTCTCGGTATCGCCGAGGGGAATGTTTTCGACAAACCTGACCTCGACGTGATCGGCCTTTTCGTCGTCGCCATCCCAGCGTACAAAGGCCGTGAGGCGGGTACCGTCCCCCCGACCCGGCACCTGACTGCAAAAGGCCCAGAGGCGGTCTCCGATGGTGCTGTAGTCGATGCCCTCCTTCTCACAGATCAGCGAGGGGATATAGACGGTCTCTCCGTCGTGCAGGCGAGTGGCAAAGGCGTAGAAGCGGCCCGTGGCGTCCTCCTCCGCGACGCTGGACAGGGTGAGCAGGTGTGCGGCTTGGTTCATGATGTTCTCCTCTGTGATCGGGCTGAGCGCCCGGCGCTGTAGTCCCGGGCGGGGGCTACCCGGTTTACTCGGTGAAGTAGATATCCCCCATGTCCGTGTAGGTGCTGCTCGGGGCCAAGCGACCGGCGAGGCTAACGGCGTGGTAGGTATTACGCCTCGTCACCATCTTTTGAGCGGGCGGCCACGCATCGGCCTCTTTCTTGTTGAACCCCTTGAGGCACACCAGTTCGTTGCTGTCGAAATCCACCAGATAGGCGTATTCACAGAACAGGCTGTCGCCCAAAAAGTCCGTGCCGTCTTCCGCGAGACCCATATTCAGGATTTCGAGCAAGTCACCCTGAGGGTTACGAAGCCACGCGTACCAATCCCTTCCCGTACTCACTGTTTGGGGGGTTATGCCCATGGCCGTAAGGCGTTCGATATCGTCGGGGGTAGGCTCACCCTCGACGAATGTCAGTGCCTTGGCCTTGGCCTTCCAGCCGCCGAGGTCACCCTGCATGGCGTTGAAGGCGTCCAGCATTTTTCGCCCGAGGACATCGGGGTAGCTGTCGAAGTGGTTGTAAATGGCTTTTACCTCGCCGTCGAGGATCCAACCGATTGCTCCACGTGTTCCCATAGTTTTATACTCCTCTGTGATCGGGCTGAGCGCCCGGCGCTGCAGCCCCGGGAGGGGCTGCAGATCTTGGTGCTCAGATAGCGAACATTTCCTCCATCACCGGCGACTTCAGCATCGAGGCGACCTTCTGCTCGCGTCCGATACCGGCGGTGAGCCGGTCGGCATTGGCGCGGAAGTCGTCGTGCGTCTGCCACCACGTGACGGCGTTATACAATCCCCAAAGGGTCTGATCTTCGACCCGGAAGCGGGCCATGATCTTGTTCAGGAGGGGCTCGCTATGGTGGGCCTCGCCAGTCGCCTTATTGGGTAGCTTGGCGAGGGTGAGCTTCAAGAAGTCAGTCGCCTGATCGATACTGACCTTGGTCTTAGCCCAGAGGCCGAAGCGGTCGGCGTCGTCGCCCATCATCTGCATGGCGCTGGCAATCTGGCGCTGCAAACCATCGACCGAGAAGCCGCTGGTGTGCTTGCCGTAGACGCCAGCCGAGAAGTGCGGCTGGGTCATGCCGTTCATGCAGATGACGCGCAGGTACGAGGTGTTCACCCTGACCGCGTACTTGCTGTTGTGGCTGTTGAGGATCGAGACCCGGAAGAAGTTGGTATCCGGGCCATCGGCGAGATAGCTGGTCGAGCCAGTGGGCTCGATGAAGTCGCCGAGGATGATATCCGTGCGCATCACTGCGCCGTTATCGGTTACCTTTGGCGAGATCCATGCGCCCTTGCGGCCCTTCAGGTCGTGGAGGGCCGAGCGGGTGGCTCCGGTGCGCTCCTCGACGGCGTAACCCTGCTCCTCGAGGCCCCGCATAAGCGGCTCCAGCACGTCCATGTGCTGAACGGGCTTGAAGGCCGGACCGCAGATCGAGATCAGTTCGTCGCTGTCGTCACGATACACCCCCCGGCCAATGTCCCGGGGAACCCGGTTGCCATTGGCGTCGAAGATGTCGCGGACTTGGGCGTTGAATGCTACGTCGTTAAACATGTCTAGTCTCCATTTTGCTGTGATCGGGCTGAGCGCCCGGCGCTGCAGCCCCGAGCGGGGCTGCAGATCTTGGTGCTCATATCAGACGGGCCATCCCAGTACGACGCTTCGTAGATTACCCACGTCGCGGGTGAGATCGGCCAGAGCCTGTCGTATGTCCTCTCGGTCGCGTGAGGGTACGCCGGGGCCTACCGCCTCACGAGCGGCCCCGGCGGGGGCCACGGGGGCCGCAGAAGCCGCAGGCGGCGTCTGAGGGGTTGGGGATGCCCCCGGGGGCACCAGACGCGCCGTGACGGGGCGTAGCAGGGCTGCCACGTCGTCGGGAGAGGCCCGGTTTGACTTGGCAGACACCTCGATTAGGTCCAGCGCGTCTAGGATGCGCTTTACGCGGGATAAGTTGGACTGGTTGTTCAGGCTCACGATGGCACCTCCTCCGGTGCCGGGCGACAGTAACCCGCCTCGATCAGGTGGCTGCACTGGCGTCCGAAGAAGCCCTGCAGCGACCACGCGAGGCCGGTGTCGATCAGGTGCTGAGCGGCTGCGAAGTAAACCTCTTCGTCGGGCTCCTCACCCGTCAGTTCCCACTGGCCCTCCACGATCATGGCGGCGTCGAAGTTGCTGAAGATGCGGTCTGCTTGTGTAGTGTTCATGTCGGTCTCCAATTTGCTGTAATCGGGCTGAGCGCCCGTCCCAGACGCCCCGGGTAGGGGCGGCTGGCCGAGGTGCTCAAGCGTTCTGGCGGGCGTAGAGGGCGTCAAAGCAGATGTGGGCGAAGTCGCGCTGCTGCATCAACAGGCGCTCGGCGGTCTCCCGCGTGTCATCGTCGAACGCCATGCAGCGGGGGTCCATGACGGCCCGCCTGACATACTCTTCGCGGTCCATCTCTTTATCATGACCAAGAGAGTTCGGGGCGATAACGGTCTTTTTCATGTCGGTCTCCATTTTTGCTGTAATCGAGCGATTGCGCTCGTGAAGCCAGCCCTGTGAAGGGCTGGCTGAAGAACACAGTCTGGAGAGACTTGCCATCATCGCCGGGAGGCTAGGCTGACTGCTTTCACGATGTCAAAGAGCGGCGAGACCACCGGCCTCAACACACTAGATAAGCGCTAAAGATGGTGGGGTCAATAGGTGGACCCACCTATTTACGAAAAAAGTGGTCGTCAGCGACTAAAAAAGGGCGTAAAGTGCAGCAAAATAAGGCTTTTAAGCGAGGAGCTAAATGCCCTTCAGTCCATCGAACCCCACCCGCTTTGGCGGCCCGCGCGGCAACCTGCCCGGTGTTTTGTCCAAAGAACTCAAGGACATGCGTCGAGCGAACGCCGAGATCGCCATGGGCATCCGGCAGCGCAGTCTGCGCGCGGTCAGTCTGATCACCTCTGTGGACGAGCATATCGCGGAGCACGAGCGCCCGTACGACAAGGCAATCGAGCATTTGGAGCGCCTGAACGACCTGCCTGCCATCCTGAAGCTGATTGAGGGCGCGGAGAAGGCCGCCGCCCCTGAGGAACAGGAGGCCGCCAAGCTCGACCCGGCGAATGCGGCGGATGACAGGCGACTGGCGCTGGCACTGATCAATGTCCTGCAGCGCGGTGTGGCCGCTGACAGCGACGTGATCGAGGCTGTGGTGCTACCCGATGAGTGATCTGGGCCTCAACCTCGACGATATCGCAGAGCGGATCCGGCGCATGGGCGACACCGAGCGCGAGCAACTTGTGGACCAGTTGCACGCGGAGCTGCAGCTGGCGTGGCAGCCCCAACCCGGGCCGCAGTTCACGGCATACCACAGTCAAGCCGATGAGATGCTCTACGGCGGCGCAGCCGGGGGAGGCAAAACCGACCTCGTCTGCGGCCTCGCCACCACCCTGCACGAGCGCACGCTGATTTTCCGGCGGCAGAGCACCGATCTCGACGGCATCTGGGAGCGGCTGGAGGGTATTCTTGACCCCATCAGCCGGATCAGCACGCGCAATGGCGTCAAGAAGCACATGCGAACCATTGATGGCCGCGTAGTTGATATGGGGCACCTCGAGAAGCCGGGCTCGGAGAAGAGCTGGCAGGGCCGCCCCCACGATCTGATCTGCTTCGACGAGGCCGCCCAGCTAGATGAGTTGAAGGTCGAGTTCGTCATGCGCTGGCTCAGGAGCACCACACCCGGCCAGCGCTGCCGGGTGGTCTTTGCTACCAACCCACCAGTACCCGACCTCAAGGACGGCTCGATGACGGACGTCAGCACGGGCGACTGGCTCAAGCGCTGGTTCGCGCCGTGGATTGATCCCGATCTGCCCGAGGATCAAAAGGCCAAGAGCGGCGAGCTACGCTGGTGCTACATGCGCACCAGAGGCAACCAGTACGAGACGGTCTGGGTCGATGGTCCGGGCTGGTACGTCATCAAGACGGGCGAGCAACACGTAGGCGAGCCCACACAGGCGCAGATCAAGAGCCTGAGCCTTGCCAGTTCCAAGAGCCGCACATTTGTCCAGTCGCTGGTCACCGATAACCAGTTCCTCGCCGGGACCGGCTACCTCGAGAAGCTGTCGGCCACGCCGGAGCCCCTTCGCACCATGCTGCTGCACGGCGCTTTCGGCATCAAGCTGGCGGATCACGATATGCAGGTCATCCCCACCAACTGGGTGCTGACTGCTCAGGATCGCTGGCGGGAGTATGTATCCCGGCTGGAGGCCGACCACGACATGCGCAAGGCAGCCATGCGGGTGCTGGCGGCTGACATCGCACAGGGCGGGGCCGACATCACCGTGCTGGCACCCCTGCGGGAGGATGGCTTCTTCGAGGAACTGCAGACCTTTCCCGGAAGTGAGACGCCCGACGGCCCCAGCGTTGTAGCACGGATACTGAAGACCCGGCGCGACCGCGCCACCATCGCGCTGGACATGACGGGCGGATGGGGGATCAGCACGCGGGACAACCTGCGAGACAATCACCGCATCGCGGCCATCAGCTGTGTGGCGTCCGCCGGATCGACGGCGTGGACGCGTGACATGAGCCTGAGGTTCTACAACCTGCGCGCCGAGATGTGGTGGAAGTTCAGGGAGGCGCTGGACCCCGACGAGAACTCCGACATCATGCTGCCGCCGGGCGACCGCCTGCGCGCCCAGTTGACGGCCCCCCACTTCGGCGTCAGGGGTAACCAGATCCTCGTGGAGGCCAAGGATGACGTGCGCAAGCGCATCGGCACCTCGACCGACGAGGCCGATGCCGTGATCATGGCCAAACACTATCTGCCTACAGCCATGGCCCGGGAGCACAGCATTGATCCTATCCCCGTGGAGCTAGGCGGGTGGAATGAGGATCTGGGGGACTTCCGCAAACAGACGTCCAGCGTACCCGAGATCGACCCGCTGGGGGACTGGGATATATGATCATTGCCCTGAACCTGCGCGACTGCACCTACGTGCTGGCCAACCTGCGAGAGGCCGACAGGGTCGAGCTGCAGGGCACCTATGGTGATGCCACGGCTCTCGACATAGCCGCCGTCTGCCTCTCCACCCCGTGGGCGTACCAGATCCGGCTGCACGACAGGCCCGTGGCCATCTTCGGGGCCTCCCCGATCTCCGCCACCACCGTGAGCGCGTGGGCTGTGGGGACAGGCCACTTCACTCGTGCAGTCCCGGCGCTGACCCGCTTCATCAACGGCCCACTGGCGCATGATCTGAGGCTACATGGCTATCGCTGGGCCGAGGCACGCAGCATTGCCTCGCACGATGCCGCGCACAGGTGGTTGGTAGCATTGGGGGCCAGCCCTGTCGCCACGCTGACCGGGTTCGGCGCGGGGGGTGAAGACTTCGTCCTTTTCAGACGCGCCCTGACAGTGTAGGGTTCCGCACAACATATTGATATCCCACGAAAGGTGGCCCCACCATGTGCCTCTCGATGAAGACTCCGGACATTCCCTCACCAGCGGCCCCTCCCACCCGGCGCAAGGGCGGTGCCGTGGCCCAGCTTTTCCAGCGCCGTCGGCAGAACGCCACAGGCGCGTTCGGCAACATCTTCACCAGCCCCACCGGGACACTGGGCGGAGCCACCACGTCCGCCACCCGACTGGGTGGTGGCGGCAGCGCGGCGGCCTGAGGTATGCTGGGGGCTGACACGGCATCGACGCTCGTCAGGGAACTGAACGAGTTGGTCAGCGACCGGGTCGCTCAGGGCTGGGACAAGTATTGGCTCGACTGCATGCGCTTCGCACTGCCCGCCGACGTCAGCTACGACCAGCTACTCATGCAGGGCAACGTACGCTCGGCCACAGCCGTCGTGTCATCGCCTCCCGCCCAGCGCACCACCAAGACCCTCTACGACCAGACCAGTCTCTGGGCCATCGAGCGTCTGACCGCAGGGCTGATCTCCCTGAAGACACCCGAAGCCAGCCAGTGGCACAGCCTCGACGTGGACGATCCCTTTGGCCACGAGGCGGAGCTGCAGGAGGAGGCGTGGATGGATAAGCTGACGCGCTATCTCTTCAAGGTCCGCAGCAACCCCAAGTCGGGCTTCTGGCCCGCGCACAAGGCCGCCGTGCGCAGCACCTGCGCACTGGGTGACGGTTTCATCTTCCACGAGGAGTTGTTCGGCGACGTCCGCACACCGTGGCGCTACGAGTTCGTGCCTCTCGGCGAGTGTTACCTAACGGTGGACATGAGCGGCCAGATGCTGCGCTTCTACCGCTACCGCAACCTGACTGCGGAACAGATCGCTCGGCGCTGGCCCGATAACGCCAGCGCCAAGATCAAGGCCTACGCAGACGATCCCACGAAGCGGCTGACCAAATTCCCTATTGCCCACGCCGTCATACCCCGAGACGATCTCAGTCGCTACAAGGGCTTTGGCGTTCTGAAGGCCCCCTACGCCGGGGTCTATATCGACGTGGACGCGGAGAGCATTCTGGGCGAGACAGGCTACTGGGAGATGCCTTATATCGGCCACAGCTGGAACCGCATCGCGGGTCGTCGCTACAGCGAGGGGCCAATGGCCTTGGCGCTGGCCGAGATCAAGTCGCTGAACGAGATGAGCAAGAACGAGTTGATCTCCAGTCAGCAGGCTGTGCGCCCGCCCCTCGCCGCCTACGGCGAGAACATGCAGCGCATCAACCTGAACGCTGGCGCGGTGAACACTAACCTGATCAACGGTGACGGCAAGCTGCTGGTACAACCGATCATGACGCACACCCGGCCCGATTTCGCGCAGGCTGTGCTGGAGACCCGTCGCAACAACGTGCGGGAGATGCTCTACCTGAACCTCTGGCAGATCCTGATCGAGAGCCCCGATATGACGGCCACGGAGGCCATGCTGCGCTCGCAGGAGAAGGGCGACCTACTCGGCCCCGTGGGCATCAGCTTCAACCATAGCCTGAGCCAGCTTGTGGATCGCGAAATCGCTATCCTCGGACGTAAGGGAGCCTTCGACGCCGGTAGTCCCTTGGAGGCACCCGAGAGCCTCGTGGACAAGGATCTGAGCCCCGCCTTTACGTCTCCGCTCGACCGCATGCGGAATATGGACGAGGTCGTGGGTGCGCAGCGTACCGTGGCCGGGATGATCGAGATCGCCGCGCTCAAACCCGAGATCATGGACAGGCTGGACGTTGACCGTTATGCCAGCCTGCTGCGTCGTGGCAATGGCGCACCCGCCGACCTCTTTATTGAGGACAAAAAGGTGGAGCAGAACCGCGAGCAGGACGCTCAGTTGCAGCAGCTCATGGGCACTATCGAGGCCCTGCGTGCCGGTGGAGAGGCTGCAGGGGCCATGGGGGCCGGGGCGCAGGCCATGGGGGCCGGGGCGCAGGCCATGGGGGCCGGGGCGCAGGCCGTGGGTGGCTCAGCCGTTAACCAAGGACCGACGCCCGCAGCGCAGGAGGCAGTGGCAGCATGACCGACACGATAGCCAGCCTCTTTGAATACGGGGCGCGTCGCACGGCGACGGCGCAGTCGCGTCTCGTCGAGGCGTACGCCGCCGTGTTCTCGGGCCGAGGAGGTCTGCAGGACGCAGAGATCGTGAGCACGGATCTGGCTCGTTGGTCGGGCTTCTTCCACGTCTCCGAGCCGGGGGTTGACCCCAATATTCTCGCGCACATGGAGGGCCGCCGGAGCGTCTTCGCCCGGATCCTGAGCCTGACCAATCTACCAGCCGAGGCGCAGGCGGCCCTCGCACTGGCGGTGCGCATGGAGGACGCCGCCAGTAACGCAGAGGGAAGCGACATATGAACATTCTACAGGATATCTTGCACCCCGCGATCACGTGGGACGCCGCAGGTGAAGGAGCAGGAGGAGCCGGTGACGGCGACCCTCCCGGCAATGGGGCAGGCGAAGACGCCGGGACCGATCTGTTTGCGGAACTTGATGAAGTGACCCGCAATTGGGTGAAAGAGCGCCATGGTGACGACCCCGTGAAGCTCGCTCAGTTCGCACTGGAGCGAGACAAGTTCGCGGGCGGAGCCGTGGCAATCCCGAAAGACGACGACGCAGATGCGTGGGATAAGGTCTTCAGCCGACTTGGTCGGCCTGAAAGTTCGGACAAGTACGAGCTGGCGGTCCCCGCCGACCTGCCTGAGACGGTCCCCTACGACGAGGACATGGCAAAGGGCTTCAAGGATCAGGCGCACGAGCTTGGTCTGACGCAGAAGCAGGCTTCCTCTCTTCACGACTGGTTCACTGGTCGTATGACGGAGCAGGCAACTACGATGCAGGAGACCATGGGCCAGACCCTCGAAACAGACATCGAGAGGGCCAACGCGGCCCTCGAAGATGTTTGGGGGGCCAAGGAAGGCGAGACGTGGAAGGCCAATCTTGAGATGGCCAGCCGCTTCTTCGACGCCATCGACGAGAAGGGCAATCTAACGGACGTGCTGTCAAAGCGCGGCTTGCTGGGCCCGGATCGTGAAGTTCTCGTACCCGAGCTGGCCACGGCATTCGCCAAGGCCGGTATCGCCCTCTTCACCGAGGGCGGTACGCTCAATGGGGCCGGGGACAGCCTGACGGGGGTCAACCCCTTCGAGGGCGAGGGCAATCTCACAGCCATCATGAAACTCGTCAAAGAGCAACCCGATAAGGCCAAGCAGCTGGCCCGTGCCGCAGGCGCGGATCTTGACCTGTATAACCTTAGTTAACGGAGACCTGAAAAATGGCTGTTACCCGACTGAGTGACGTCATCGTGCCCGAGGTGTTCGCATCGTACATGATGAAAGAGACGATGCAGAAGACCGCGCTCTACGGAGCGGGGGCGATGACAATGGATGCGGAGCTGTCTGCCAAGCTGGCAGGTGGCGGTCGCACCTTCAACGTGTCGTTCTGGAAAGATCTGGACGACACCGAGAGCGACCCGGCATCGGACGATCCGGCGAGCGACGCGACCCCGGGGTCGATCACCACTGGCAAGGACATCGCCCGTCGGCAGGTCCGCACCCGTGGCTGGTCCACTGCACAGCTCACCCGTGAGCTGGCCGGGGACGACCCCATGAAGCGCATCGCTTCCCGGGTCACCGACTACTGGGGGCGTCAGTTCGACGATGTCGCCATCTCGACCCTGCGCGGCGTCTTCGCCGACAACGCGGCGAACGACAGCGGCGACATGATCAACGACATCACCAGTGATGTTGTGGGCACCCCTGCGGCGGCCACCCTCTTCTCGGCTGATGCGGTGCTCGACACCGGGCAGACCTTGGGTGACGCTAAGCAGGATCTGTCCCTCGTGGTCATGCACTCCGTGGTCCACAACCGGCTCGCGAAGCAGCAGCTGATCGACTACCGGATGGACGCCGACGGCAAGCGCTGGTGGCCCTACTATCAGGACTACCGGATCCATGTGTCTGACCGCTGCCCGGCCATTGCCGGAACGTACCAGACGGCCTACTGGACCTTCGTCCTCGGCATGGGTGCCTTCGGTATGGGGCAGAGCCCCGTCGCCAACCCGGTGTCTACTGACAGCGACGAGAGCGCTGCAGATGGCATGGGGATCGAGGAACTGTGGACCCGTCAGCAGTTTGCGATCCACCCCTACGGCATCAAGTTCACGGACAGCTCGGTCGCAGCCGAGTTCCCGACGAACACGGAGCTGCAGGCAGCCGCCAACTGGGACCGCGTCTACGTGGAGCGCAAGCAGATCCCGATGGCGCTGCTGAAAACGAACGGCTGATCTCCCTTAGATCGGTCGCGCCGGGGGCGGAAAAGGTCTTTCCTCCCTTCACTCCGCCCCCGGCCCCACCCCCGCTCTCGCCATGGTGGCCTGAGCATCGACAAGGAGAAAAGCCATGGGCTTTCGCGACATCCTGAGTAACGTGGGCAATCGCACCGCGTTCTACGAGGTCTTCGAGGACTTCTTTAACTACACTGCCGCCGATTGGACGATCACCACCACAGAAGCAGGTGCGGGATCGGCCACTGAAGCCCTCACCCCGGGTGCTGGGGGCCAGCTGCTGGTCACCAACGCAGCCGGTGACAACGACCACGACTTCTTCCAACTCCCCTCCGAGGGCTTCAAGTTCGCGGCAGGGAAGCGGATGTATTTCGGCATCCGTCTGCAGGTGTCCGACGCCACCGAGAGCGACTTCATTGCCGGTCTGGTGATCACGGACACCACGCCTCTGGCGCACACCGACGGCATCGCCTTCGTCAAGGATGACGGCGACGCCAACATCGACTTCACTGTCACCAAGGATAGCTCGGAGACGGAGAGCGCCGCCGTCGGCACCGCCGCCGACGACACGTGGGTGACGCTGGAGTTCTACTACAACGGCAAGACCGACGAGGACGGCAGCTCGCTGACCGGCTCGAAGATCGAGGTGTTTGTGGACGGATCCCGCGTCGCGGGTGTGGCCATGACCAACGTGCCCGACGACGAAGAACTGACCCTGACCTTCGGTCTGCAGAACGGCGAGGCTGTCGCCAAGACCATGACTGTGGACTGGGTCCGCGCCTTCGTGGAGCGGTAAGCGGCTGCCGTGACACGACAGGGCGGCCTGCCCCCAGCGGGCCGCCCACACACCCAAACCAAGGAGATATCCCGTGGCAAAGCCAACCTCAGAAGACATTCGCCGGGCAGACGCCGTGGCGAAGCGCAAGGAGCAGGAACGTCGGACGGCAACCAAAGTCGCCGAGCGCGACGCGATGGTGAAACCCAAGGATCCAGATGTCAAGCTGCGACCGGGTGAGCAGGTGCCCCTGCACGTCCTGAACATCCGTCAGCGTGAAGTGGACCGTGCGCATAACGACCTGAACATCAAGGCGGCCAAGGCTGCGGCGACGGCGGTCAATGAGACCCTGAAACGCGGTGGCGCACCCAAGAAGCGGCCCACGCCCACCAAGCCTGCGGGACCGAATACGGCGGCGACCACGAAGGCAAGCTAGGGGGTGACCCATGCCCGCGAATGTGACCAAGCTGGATGTCTGGAACATGGCGCTCGACCACCTCGTCGAGCACGCCCTGAATGCCACCACGGATGCCAGCACATACGCCCGGTGGCTGCGACGCAACCACGATCAGGCGCGGGATGCCTTTCTGCGGCTGAAGCCGTGGAATTTCGCCATGCAGTTGAACACGCTGACAGTGGACAACACGGCCCCCGCCTTCCGCTGGGACTACCGCTTCCCTCTGCCCTCCGACTGGATCCGTATCATCCCCCCCACCCAGTATGGTGAGCGTACGGATAGCCCCATCCCCTTCGAGGTAATCGGGGGCTATATCTACGTGAACGACCCGCCGACCGCGACGACGCTTTACCTGCGCACGATCCAGCGCGTAGAGGACTTCACGGAGTGGGATCCGTTGGCTGTGGACGCCTTTTCCATCTTCCTCGCCCACCGGCTCGCGTTGCGGGCCACGGGCAAGGCCACGTACAAGGACCGCCTGCTGCAGGATCTGGCCGACGCCCTGCGCCTCGCAGCCGACGTGGACACGCTGGAGGGATCATCGGAGATCGTGGAGCAGCACGACGTGATCGACGTGAGGTATGTATGACGAGGGTCCACAATCACGTCGTATCCATGACCCGGGGAGAGGTCACGCCCCTTGTGCACGGGCGCGTGGATCTACAGGATTATAGGCTAGGTCTACATACGTGCACGAATTTCATCGTGTCGAAGTACGGAGGTGTTATTCGTATGCCGGGCACGCTGGACCAGAACGCTTGTACGACGGAGACTGCGGCCAGTCGGTTGATCCCCTTCATCTTCAACGAGAGCCAAGCCTACGCGCTGGAGTTCAGCAACCTGAAGCTGCGCTTCCACACCGTGGACGGCGTCATCGAGAGCGGCGGCAGCCCCGTGGAGGTGGTGACGCCCTACCTGCAGGCGGACCTCTGGAAAATCCAGACGGACAGTATCGGCGACGTCGTCTACGTCACGTGCGACGGCTACGAGAACCGCACCCTGACGCGATCCAGCGACACCAGTTGGACGCTGGCCACCTTCGAGGCGCTGAACGGGCCTTGGCTCCCCTCTCCGGGTGCTGGCGCAGCGTCGATGACGCTCGGAGACACGGGCCACGCATGGCCTGCTATGACGACCAACACAGCGCCCAGTGGTACGGCGTCGACCACCACGACAACTATCGCCAGCGGAGGTACAGGTACGGCCAGCACGTCTGCGTGGAAGAGCTTCGATAACGAGCGTGCGACGGCAACGCTAGACGGCGCGGCGGGGCGCGGCTATATCCAGTATGACTACGGTGCGGGCGTCGAGAAAGTGATTACGGGGTATGCTCTTACGGCAGAGAGCACGGACGTCGATAAGGCGCGGAACACTGCAGTGAACTGGACGTTAAAGGCACAGAAAGACGGATCGGCCGCGTGGGTGACACTGGACCAACATAGAGGCGAGAGCGACTGGGTATCCGGCGAAACCCGTGTATTCGAGATCACCAACAGCACAGCGTATCGCGTGTACAGAATTGAAACCATGGGTGCAGCAGATGGCGGCGGGGGTTCGGCGAGTGCAACACGCTACCCCAAATGGGAGGCGCTGTTGCATGTGGACGATCAAGCGGCGTTTACAGTTACTGCTAGTGCGGTGACCGGCATCAACAACGATACCGGCTTCCAAACTACTGATGTTGGGCGACTTATTCGAGTTATGGCGGATGACGGTTTCTGGCGCGTACTCGTCATAACGGCCAGAGCCAGCACCACGTCCGTGTCGGCTAAGGTCGTCGGTCCCGCACCGCTTACGTTAGGTAGCACGGTGGCGGCGGCGTGGCAGCTGCAGGCGTGGTCGGACGAGAGCGGCTGGCCCAAGCGAGTGGGCAAGCACAAGGGCCGCCTCGCCTTCTTTAACACGAGCGATCAGCCCCGAGGGGGCTGGCTGAGCGTGTCCGATGACTTCGACAATTTCGGGGTCTCTGACCCTCTTGTAGACGACGACGCCGTGGCCTTCGACCTCACGAACGGGCGCATGGACGACATCCTCTGGGCGACCAGCAATGGCACGGACCTCCTGCTGGGCACAGTGGGCGGTATCAGGGTCGTGAACGAGCGCGACCCCGGGGCCGTATTCAGCCCCGCGAACGCGGAGGAGGAGGGGGCCACGGACGTGCGCGCCAGCGACGTCCTCCCCGTCTGGGTCTCCAACATCCTCATCTTTGCGGGCAAAGCCAAGCAGCGCCTGCACGAAACCGCTTTCAGCGCCGACGACGGTGGCTACATCGTGCGAGAGCTGACCATGCTCGCCGAACATATTTTTCGCGGCAAGGTGCGCGAAGTCCACTATCAGGAAATCCCATCGGACCTCCTCTGGGTGGTGATGGAGGATGGCATAGTGGCCGCCTGCACCTACGACCGGCAGCAGCAGGTCTTCGGCGTAAGTAGGATAGAGATCCCGGGCACGCTGGCGGGTGTGGAGAGCATGTGCGTGCTACCGGACGACGACGGTGACGCCTCCCTTATGGTGACCAAGAGGTACGTGGACGGCGCGCTCCAGTATCGCATCGAGAAGGTTACGTTTCCGTGGAGAGGACCAGCGTCTGTGAGCAATCGACCCGTGTACCTCATGGCTGCCGCCCGCTATCAGGGCGCGGCCACGGGAACCTTCACGGGACTGGACCACTTGGAGGGGGAGACGGTCACCATTTACGAGGCGAACGAGGGCCGTGACTGGGGCACCGCCGTGGTCGTTAGCGGATCGGTCAAAGCCCCTAACTCGTATACGACCACGGATGCCTATATTGGCCTCGCCTACGAGAGCGTCATCGAGACCCTTCGCCCACCGGGCATCCCCGAGGATGGCGGCTATATGGGCCGCCCCACCAGCATTCTCGAGGTTCACGTGGATGTGTTTGAAGCCTACGGGCTGTACGGCGGCGATGCCGACAGGGCGGCAGAAAGCGAGCAGCTGCGCACGGAGGCCGACTTCGCAGCAAACAGGGGCGAAGTCTACTTCGCACCCACCCTATACGACGGCATGCTGGAAGTGGCTGTCGATGGCGGGTGGGGCAAGGAGGCCCGGGTGCGCATCGGCACCGATGCGCCATTCCCCGCGACCATTCGAGCTGTTATGGTGACGACAGATAGGGGGACTTGATATGTGTGGGCCGGAACTACTGATCGCGGGGTCCGTCATCCAAGGGATGGGGGCCTTCATGGGCGCGCAGGCGCAGGCTCAAAGCGCCAAGATGCAATCACAGGCGCTGGAGCGGCGGGCTGAGCAGCAGTACACCGCAGGCGCTCTTCGACAGGGACAGGCCAAACGGCAGGCGGCCCGTGTAGGCGGCCAGCAGCGCGCGGCCTTCGCGGAGGGGGGCCTCGGATCGGGGGGTAGCGCTTTCGACGTCGCTATGGACACCGCCAACGAGGCCGATATGGATCTGGCCATGATCAGCTATAATGCCCGGGCACAGGCTGATCAGAGCCGCTTCGAGAGCAGTATCATGCAGGCGAACGCCCGATCCGCTCGCCGCTCCGCGCCATTCGCCTTCCTGTCGCCCATCTTGAGCGGTGCGGCCCGCTTCCCTGACGCTTTTGGGGTATCGTAATGGCCCGTATCGAACGCCTCGTATCCTCTGTCCCCATGCAGGTCACGGCCAGTCCGGGGCCCCAGCTACGTGACGCCATGCCGGGGGCTATTCAGGGGCTGGGAGGAGGTCTCGCGCAACTAGGCGGAGCGCTCGTAGAGCGTGAGCAGAGACGTCTGGAGATGGAAGATACGCAGCAGTTCCGACAGTTGCAAACCGATCTGGACGCGGCCATGTTTGACGCCGAGCAAAACATGCCTGCGGGCGGGCGCGGTTTCTCGGAAGGCTTCAGGAGCGGTGCGCTGACGGAACTGACGCAGGCGTACCTCTCCAGCATCGAGGATGAGGACTTGCGCGCCCGGCGCGAGGCCGACATAGGCCTGCTCTTCGATCAGCGCGGGCTACGCGCCGACAGGGCGGAGTACCAAGAGCTTGTGAGCTTCCAAAGCGGGGTACTGACGGATGTAGGCAACGACGCCCTCGCGATGATCGCGGCAAATCCCGACAGCATCGAGGACGTGCAGGAGGATTACGAGGCCCGAGTGCGGGGATCCAACCTGCCACCCGCTGATCAGGAGGAAATGATCCGCAACGCGGACGGGCTCTTTGCCAGCGGATACCTCGAGAGTATCGCCTCCGACCCGTTGCGCGTCATGTACGAGACTGGCGGCACGCCAATGGAGCTTCCCGTGGATACGCGCGCCGCGCTCCTGACGGGTGCTCTGGAGGATTGGGCGCTCGGGCCGGGTCGTTCGGGTGAGCGCGTGGGAGAGTTCGGCCTGCGGCGCGAGGATCTCTCCGCTATCGCTCAGCGGGAGGGTATCGACCCCGCCTCGCAACCGGGCGGCTGGGAGGCGTACCTCTCCAACCCCACGCGGGCGCGCATGCTGGCGCAAAGCCAGATGGAGTACCTAATGACGGAGGCGGGGTTCGAGGATCCCGTGGACGCCGTCGTCGCGTTCTACATGGGCGAAGAGTTCGCCAACGGCGACTGGAGCAGGGGTGATCTGCCCCGGGGCGTGCAATCCGCGTTGCGGCAGGCCCTGCCTGACTTCATGACGGGCAGTCCCGGCATCCCTCTCACGTCGAGTATACCGCTCACGGACGGAGCCGGTAATGCTCTCCCCGAGAGCCGGTACGACGAAATCGACCCCCAGCTCGTGCAAATAGCCCGGAACGTCTTCGCTCAGTTCGGCTACGACAGCCTGCCCATTCTTGACGCCGAGCGCGCCGATAATGCGGGCTACGGGGCGAGCAACAGCCAGCATGTTCTGCGACGTGAAGACGGCACGCCGACGGGCCGCAGGGGGGCCATAGATATCAGTGTGGCGCAGCTCAGCACCCCCCAGCGTGTGCAGTTGCTGGAGGCGCTTTCTACCGCAGGGGTGACGGGGATCGGCGTCTACAACGGCAATTTTATTCACCTCGATTTCGGTGATCGCAGAGCGTGGGGCAACCAGCTTGCGGATGGGTCGTGGGGTCCAGTCCCCAGCTGGGCAACCGAGGTCGTAGGGCGGCACGTCAGGGGGGAGATCGACAGCGTCACCCTGAACCCGATGGGCGGCGTCAACCCACGGGTATCTGGTGCAGCGGCGGGCGACATACTCGCGGCTCGGCAGGGCGCTATTGAGAGCCTGACGGATACGGCCACGCCCACCGCACAGATGCGCGCGGATGCCCAGACATTCCTCGACGATAGCCTCGCCGCATTCCGGGTGGGGGAAGACCTGCCCATGCGCTCGGTGCTGGAGGACGCACTGAACGCGCTGACGCCCCCCAACGCTCAGACGTACCGCGACCGGATCACGGAGGAGACGGCGGTAGCGGCGCTAACAGAGAACATCGACGAAATGGACGCCGCCGAGCTTACCGGCTTACTAAACCAAGTGGAAAGCCCGGCCATGCCGTATCGGGGCACCGACGTGGGGGAGACCATATACGACCGGACAGTGGCCGCCGTCGAGGAGGAGCAGCAGTACCGCCTGAGAGAGCCCGCCAATGCCGCGCATCGCGACCCGGATCTGGCGGCGCTATGGGACGGCCTCACTATCAACATGGTATCCGGCGTACCTGTACCGCAGGTGGCGGATCAGCAGGACGGTAGGAGCACGTTCCGAGACTATATCGAAGCGTCCACGCGTATCCAGCGCGAGCGCTTCGGCCTGTCCGATGCCGCCGCCCAGACGCTGCCCAACCGTACGCTGGCCGAGATGGCCCAGCACGTGGCCGCCATAACCCGCAACCCGGATATACCCCCCGAAGAGGTAACCGAGCAGATGGCGGTGTTCGCCAATCGCATGGTGTGGATTTTCGGGGACCGGGCGGATGACGTACTCGTGGATGTACTCGGCTTCATGCAGGGCGACACGGGGGAGGGGACGCCGGAGGCGACGCTGACACGTCGCCTCACACGAACCATGAGGGACGCCAACGTGGACACAGGCCCCCTGTCCGCCGTGCGCGAAGGCGGGGGAGCGGATGACACAGTGTTCCTCGTGGACGCCACGCTGGACGATGTTACGGAAGAAGATTTGAACCGGCAGGCCTTGCAGCTGCAGGCCCTGCCAGAGGGTGAGCGCGTCGCGGCACTGAACCGGATCGCGGATCCCGAAACGCGGGCCGCCGTGCGGGGGAGACTACCGTGACGACCCACCGCCCCTTCATCACCGATAACGGATCGAATGCCGCCCTCGCGAACTTGTTCGGTCAGCCCGCGATCCAAGATGGGGTGGCGGCCACGCAGGCGACCGAGAACCTTCTGATCCTGCAGGGGAGATTGGAAGAGCAACTGGGCGCGCAGCGGCGTGCCGCCGACCGCGAGGCACGGATGGCCGAGGCAGCGCGCGATGTAAGTGGCGCGTTCAACGCCCTCGAGAACACGCCCCGCACAGGCAATCCGCTCATAGACGCCATGACATACGCTCCGCAGCTGAGTAGGGGTCTGTTCGCCCCTCTGTCGGACACGGAGGCGCTGCAGGCCCATACGCGCGAGCGAGACGAAGCGTATACCGCCCTGACAACCGAATTTGGCCGGGTGGCGGGAGCCGTTGGGTCTGCACGGGCGATAGAGATATTGACCGAGCAGGTTGGCGCGGAGGCGCTGGAGGGCCTGCCGCAGCTGGAGCAGATGGCGCGTGACGCAGCGCTGGAGATCGCTTTGCAGACGCAGCGCGAGGACGTAGAGCCCACTTCCGTGGAGATACCAGATGTCATCGGGGACCAATTTTCTGCCGAAGAAGCTGAGTATTTTCAGTTACTTGTTGATACACTGGGAGAGGAGACGAACCCCGCCTCGCGTGCTACGCTAATCGCCGAGCTAGGGCAGATGGCACGCCGAGGCAGCAGCGTAGATCGTTCCTCAGATCCCGCCAGCGCCCTCGAACGCGAAGGCCCGGTCGTGGACACGCAAACGCTGACGGATTTCCTCGATAGTCTGCGCGATGCTCCGACGCCCCCGGCGGATGCCCCCTCGGGGTATGATGCCCTTCAGGCTGAGCAGGACGAGGCACAGCGGGGCCTACTGCGCGAGATGCTGGACGGCGAGGAGGATCCGGCCATCCGGGCGGCGCTGGAAGCGGAGCTTGCTGCACTCGAGGTGCCGGAGGCAAATTACGACACCCTGCGCCAGTCGTTCGAGGCGTACGCGGAGCAAAACCAGCGTATCGGCGGCGAGCTTGAACGCTACCGCATGACCGCCATCCAAGACGCCTTTGCGGGCGTCGTGCGAGACAGTCTCGGGCTGGTCCCCAGCTCAGTCGAAACTGTGGATCTGTTGATGGCCCCCGTGGTGGGCTTCTTTCGCGGCGGGGATGAGGCGTGGGACAGCGAAAATAACCGTACGCTTCGCTGGTTTTCCGACCGCATGAATGCTGCCATAGATCAGATCGCCCCGAATGACCCGGCGCGCGACGATCAGTTCATGTCTCAACTGGGCGGTGCCACGGGCTCTCTTCTCGGCTTTTACGTCGCCGGGGCGGCACGCATTCCCGTGTGGGCCGCAGGCGCAGCGTCGCAGGGATCCATTCAGCACGAACAAGCTATATATGCCGACGCGGGGGCGCGCTACTGGCAGTTGATTTTTGGTCTCGGGCTGGGGGCTTCCGAAGCCATCCCCGTGGACCGCGCCTTCCGCCGCATGTCCGACGTCTTCGGCCCGGAACGCTTTGCGCAGGTACTGGCCAACAGCTCCGCCAGCTCGATGGAAGAGTTCATTCAGGAGTTCTCGCAATCCGCCGGGGAAGATCTCCTCCTGCGCTACGGCTTCGGGGGCTGGCTGGGCGCGGATGCGGGCGACCCGACGCGAGAGATAAGTTTCGCCCAGTGGCTGCGACAGGGCGGCCTTGGGGCCATAACCGGCGCGGCGGGCGGGATGGCAACGTCTGGCTACGCGGCGTACGGGGGTGTCGTCGAGCCCATATGGACGGAGGCGGAGATACAGGATGGTCTGGCGCAAATCAGGGCGGTTGTGTCCAACGCCCCCGCGAACTTTCAGGCCGCCGCCAACAACTTCGACGAGACCTTCTTCGACACGCTGCCCGAGGACGTAGCCCCGGCGAATATCGGAGACGCACTGCGTGAGGCCGCCCAGATAGCGACCCCGGAGGAGGACGCGCAGGTAGCGCCCGTTATCACGGAGGGCGCGCAGGCGGATTATCAACCCCCCTTCATCGAACTATCCGATACCATCGTGGAAGGTAATCGTCGCCTCGCCGAGCGCGCCAGCACCAACGAAGGTCGGGGCTTCGCGCCCGCCCCCCGCACAGTGATCGTGGCCCCTGTGGGTAGTGGCCTGCCCGACATTGCAGTAGGCGACCTGACGTTCGACGATTGGATCGCCAAGACGGAGGCCCTGCTCCCAGCCGAAGACATCACGCGCTTCAGCCGCTGGTACGAGGATCTGCGCAGCACGTTTGACGAGTTGTTCCCCGGCCAGCCCGTGGTCGCGGAGCGCTACATGATCGGTTGGCTGGCCGCTAACCAAGCTGTGTCGCCTACAGCCGCCATGCGCGACGCCCTTTTACAGAACGATAATCTCGCCACGGGCACCAACCAGCCGCGCATCCAGCGCTTCGGTGCCGTGTCCGCCCGCGTCCGCTCCATCCTCGCCGGGCAGACCCTCACGGATGGCGTGGGGGCTAAGATCTCGGACTTCATCGACAGTGGGCGGAACAACCCCGCACGCATGTGGACAGGCAATGCGGCATCGACCGGCGCACCCTTTGTGGTGGACCGGCACACGGCCCGCGACACGGGTATCGTGGACAACGTCTTCCTCGACGCTCTGGAGGCGCGCGGGTACGCGATACCTGAGGGTGTACAGGTGGATTTCCCTGAAGGGAAAAAGATCAGCGTCAATGGGCGCATGTACGAGAACCGCGCGGATTTTGGTCGTCGGCTGACCGATCACCTGAACAGTATCGGCTGGCAGGGCCGTAACGACTGGCAGCCCCGCGAGGTGCAGGCCGTGGGCTGGCACGCCACGCTACGCCTGATGGACAGCCGCGAGGGTACTCCGCAGGACGCCGTGGCCGAGAACACGTACACTATGGCCTTCGAAATCGTGCCCGGCGACACCACGAAGCACCCCCTAGTGCGCACGATGGCCGAGAGGCTGTCGGCACTCCCTGTGCCAGCGCAGAACCGCATCACCCGGCGTCACGCGCAGCGGGCACAGGACGTCGCCTTCAGGCTCAGCAATACACCAGCAGCGACGCCGGTTTTCACGGGACAGGGCGGATGGCAGGGTGCGCTGGCCTTAAATGTATCGTCGCGCCTTTTTGCTACGCGCGAACAGGCGCAGGCAACGGCGGCCTCGTTGGGGTATCTGCTCGATCAGGACGCCATGTTCGCGGCCCGGCTCACTCCGGCCACGAAGAGTTCCAAGACCTACGCCATCACGGTCACATGGCCGAGCGGAGAGTTCACGCGCGCCCAGCACGCGGAGGCCTTCGACAAGATCCGCGCAGCCGCGCCCGAGGGCCTAATCGACGGCTTCACCAGCGTGATCATGCCCGACGGCAGCGAGGGTATTCGGATCGTGGCCGGGGACACGGGTGCGCAGGCAAAGAAGATCCGTACCTTCTTGGGCATCAACGATGACATGGTGCACGACGAAAGCCAGCCGTCGCCCATGGACGTGGCGCTGGGGCCGACGGCCTTCCACCCCCTGAGGGAGAAAGCCAACGCCCAGTTGGCAAACGCCGACGTGGTCTATATAGAGAATGACTGGACGAAGGAAGGGACTGACTATGAAAACCACTATCGCGACGCGACAGGACGAGATTTCCCAGCCGAGCTTCATGCAGCTCGGAAAACGCTCCATGGCCAGCTCGCCGCCGAAATCTATCGAGAAGAGCAGCGCTCCGAGCGTACCCAGCGAGGAAGAGTGGAAACGCTCGCTGCGCAGGCCGGAAGCCAGCCGTTCGCGGACGAAGAAGGAAACCTGACGCTAACCCACTGGTCGGACAGCCCCCGGCCCGTACTGGATCCCGCTCAGGCGGGGTCTGGCCCCCTGCTCGGCGGTGAGCGCCGCATGGGGTGGAAGCATGTTTTCTTGGGTGCAGGCGTCGGGCAGGAGGGCGGCTACCGCAAAGAGAACCTCGGCCCCTATCGGCACGAGCTGACGATCCCCGCCACCCGGCTTTACAATCTGGCCGAAGATCCAATGGGCCTGCGCGCCAACGAGGGTGCTACATCCGGGGAGCGTGTGGACCTCGCCGTCGCCCGGGTGCGCGAGATCGGCTACGCGGGGTACTTCAACCCCAACCACGAGGCGGGCGCGGTCGTGGGTCTGTTCAACCAAGCGGCGGCGGATAGCATCGTGGACGACCGCGACGGCAGCGACGTGCTCAGCGAGGACTTCGACGCCCAGATCAGTACGCAGGCAGACATCACGGAAACACCGGAGTTCAGGGCGTGGTTTGGCGACAGTCAGGTCGTGGACGAGAACGGTCAGCCTTTAGTGGTGTACCATAGCACCAAGGCCACCTTCGAGGACTTCATGCCGATGTCGCACTTCGGCACTGCGCAGGCGGCAAATGATCGCGTCGAGGTGAACAGTAAGTTCTACCCCGGCTTCCTATCCATGGCCCCCGCCACCTACGCGCGGCAGCGCGTCATCCCCACGTACCTAAGCATGCAGAACCCTCTGAGTGTGGGGGCTGAGACCGGCATGGTGGGCTCATGGCAAACGCCCTATGACATGGCCCGCCAGATCATGACCACGATCACGTTTTCATCCGTAGACGGCGGCGCAAAAACAGGTGGCATCGAAGTTGTTCTCAATGACATGGCTGATATCGACTGGAACACCGCAGAGCTGGAGGAGACGCGCCCCCTGTTTGAGCGTCTTGCCTCGGCGCTTGGGGATCTCGGGTACGACGGCATCACATACGAGAATGTGATCGAGGATCCGGGTAGCACCAGCTATATCGCTCTCCGCCCCGAGCAGATCAAGGGCGTCTTCAACCGGGGCGAGTTCGACGCCAACAACCCTGACTTCCTCGCAGCCGAGGGTACGCCCCCGCGCGAAGGCGGGCGCGGCACGGCCTCCAACCGTGCACCCTATAAAGGCGAGCCTACACGACCAACCGAGGGCATACCTGCGGACGAGAGTAACGCCGAGATCGGGCCCATGTCCCTGCAGGACATCTCCCGACGCTTCCGCACCGTCATGAATGTCGTGGCCAATCAGGGCCGCTTCACGCTCAAGGGCAGCGAGATCATGGGGCAGTACAACCGCAAGCAGGGCACGATCCGCCTGCGCAACATGAGTGATGTCTCCACCCTCTTTCACGAGGCCGGGCACGACCTGTACGACAGCATGGACGGCTCCATGAGGCCCCTCGTCCAAAGTCACCGCAGGGAGATCCTGCGCGCCGCCGAGGAGCTGTACGAGAGTGACCTCAGTGGCAAGCCGCGCGAAGCGAAACTGCGGGAGGGCTACGCCGAGCTATTCCGTCTCTTTGTACAGAACCGGGAGGCCGCGCGTCAGTTCGCCCCCGGCTGGACCAAGGCGATGGAGGATCTCCTGACCCGCGAGGCACCCAAGATCCTCTCGGGCATCAACGACGTCGGCACGATGTACAAATCATGGAAGCTGCAGTCGTCCTCGAACGAGTTCCGCTCCATGATTGCCTCCGCCACCCCCAACACCACCGCGCAGGCGCTCATGCAGCAAGTGCATGAGAAGGGCGCACGAGAAACGGCATCCACGATTTTCCGCTCCGCCGGTCAGGCCTTCGTCAACGACTACGTGGATCACATTTATGGTCTGCAGCTTCTGACATCGCGCCTACTCAACGCGACATCGCGCACCGAGGCTGGGCTACTCGACCTGAAAATAGCCGACGACCCGGGCAAGCTGGCGCAACTTGTGAATAACTTCACCGGGTCGGCCATGCGGCAGATGACGACTGACGGCGTCATGCGCTACCACAGTACCGAGGCCATGGCGGCACCTCTGCAGAAGGCGCTGGAAGTGTCGCAGGGCGTGAAAGAGGGGGACCGGCTGCGCAAGATCGATGAACAGAGACAGGAGGATTTCGCGGCGTATCTGGTGGCCCGGCGCGTCGTGGCGCTGGAGGAAAAAGGCGATCTGGAGCGCGACGCCGTGAACGCCTCTCCTCAGGCGGCTCAACAGGTCATTAAGGAGATGGAGAGCAAGTACGGTGATAGCTTCACCCACGGCGCGGATCTTGTGCGTGGGTACGGCAGGGCCCTCTGGGTGCGGATGCACGACGCCGGGCTGATCACCCCCGAACAGTTCGTGGGCATGGAGGAGAACGAGTTCTACGTACCCCTCCTGCGCGACATGAGCGACACGGGCGGCGACATGGGCACCATCATGCGCAACATGACCAACCGAACGGGAGAGCTGCGCCGCGTGGTCTTCCAGCTGCGCGGATCCGACAGACGCGTGATCGACCCCATGCAATCGCTGATCCAGAAGACCATCGCCGTCGAGAGCATGATCGCCCAGAATGACGTGCGCAAGGCGCTGGCCCGGCTGACCGACAGGGCAGGGCGCGAGGCCGGTCGTTTCGTGGAGAATATCCCGGCCACGGATCCCCGCGCCATGCGCGTCTCCACGGCAGATCTCGTGCGCAAGCTCACGAACGACGACAGTATCGGAACGGCGGAGGCGGAGGAACTATCAATCATCCTGCAGCCTTTCCTTGAGAATAATCACGAGCTATCCTTCTTTCGCCACGAGACCACGGGCACCCGGGGAGAGCCGATCATATTCTACCGCGACGGCGGCAAGGTGAAGGCGCTGCAGATCAATGACCAGAGCGTAGCGGCTGACGTTGTCAACGCCCTAAACGGGCTGGGGTCAGAGGCACAGGGCACCCTGTTCGAATTGATGGCGCTCAGTTCTAACGTATTCCGGGCCGGGATCACGAGCTGGCCCGACTTCATCCTCGTCAATTTCGTGCGCGACCAGCTTAGCTCGTGGACGGCCACGGACGTGGGCTTCAAACCCTTCTGGAGCGGATTGAAGGGTGTCGGCAACGAGCTTCTGCAGACCGAGTGGGCGCGAAAATACAACATCTTCGGTGGCATCATGGGCGGCGCTGGCGTGGCTCAGTTCGACCGCGCTCGGATCGCTCGGGATCTCAACTCCCTGACGGGCAAGGGCTACCTCACCAATACGTTCGAGGCCACCCCCACGGGCATGTTGCGCGGTCTGGCACACGTCACGGAGGTGACGGAGACGGGCACGCGGATCGGGGTCTTCAAGGCCGCGTACGAGCGTGCTCTAGCTGATGGTCTCACGGAGTGGGAGGCGGGCATCGAGGCCGCGCACACGGCCACCGACATCGCCTCTTTCGGCCTGCACGGGTCCAAGACGCTGGCTGTCCGCCGCCTGATCCCCTTTCTGAACGCCAATATTCAGGGTCTCAGCAAATTCGTGCGCACGCTGGGGTCAACGGAAGTCGCCCGGCGGCGTGGTCTCATGTTCGCCCTGAGGTCGTACTTCCGCAGCATCGACGGTGACCAGACCCTGACACGCAATGAGCGCCGGGCTATTAGCACGGGCCGCAAGGCGTGGATGAAGATGGCCAGCTTCGGGCTGATCGGAGCCCTGATCCACTTCCTGTTCAAGGATGACGAGGACTATCAGGAGGCCAGCGAGTACCTGCGTGTCACGGGCTGGGTCATCCCCACGGGGAATGGCCGTCTCGCCTACATCCCGAAGCCCTTCGAGTGGGCGATCTTCTCCAACATAATCGAGCGCGGGCTCGAAGCCGGGGGCGGCGATCAAGCCGCCATGGCGCGCATGCGGCGCGGTTTGCAGGAGATGATCTCCCTGCCCACACAGCAGCCCCTGATCACGGCCATGGTGGAGCACATGGCCAATCGCGACTTCTTCTTTGGTCGCGAACTGATCCCCCAATGGCTGCAGGCCGAGGCCCGGATCGACAGCCAGCTGGCCGTGAACGCGTACACGTCGCAGCTGGCGCGCGACATAGGCGAGATCACGGGCTGGCGGCCCATCATCGTGGACCACTACCTGAGCAGCATGGGTGCCAGCGCGGCGCGTGACGCGAGTACGGTCTACAACCAGCTCATGTCCCCCGTGGACATGAGCCTAGACGCCGTGGACGCCCCCATCCTGCGGCGCTTCATCCGGGACGCCAGTCGCTCCAGCACGGCGGTCAGGGACTTCTGGGAGCGCATGTCGGGTACTACAGGCACCTTTCAGGGATCCTACCGCGCGTATAGCCGCTGGCTTGAGAGTGGCAACCCCCTGATGACGGAGCGCAATCTCGCCGCGCTGCCGGATGACGAGCGAGCCTACGCCCTGTTGAACGAGCACTTTTCTGCCGACGAGAAGCGGCTGCACCCACTGCGACAGGCGCGCGACATCTCGTCCGTCGTCTCGCAGATGCGGCGCGATATCCGCTCCGAGGCCGGTCTGGCGGACACTGACGCACTAGCGGTCATCCAGCTGTCGGCGAGCGACCGGACGCAGCTCTCCACGCTGCTGCAGGATTACGCCACCCGGGCCGCCCGCAACTCCCTGATCTTGATCGACGCCGACGGCTGGGGCCATCGGGATCTGAGCGACCTGCGCATGGTCGAGGCCGAGATCGCCGCGATCTCGCCCACCGTGCGCGATGAGCTGCTACGCCGTCGTACGACTGCGCGGATCTACGACGACGCCACCATCCAAGAGCTGTGGCCAGAGGCGCGGGAGCGCCTGCTTGCGGACGGCGAAGAGGCGGATCTGGAAAGTCTATCCTCGGGCGCGGGGAACTGGTAGGATGCACGCACAAAAGGAGAAATACTGAGATGGGACCGCAACCCGAAATCCGCGTCTTCGCGCTTGTACGTGACGCAGAGGGTCGCCCCAAGGTGGACGATCCGTCGAAATTGCCGCCCGAGGTTGTGGCGGCGCTGACCCCCGTGGACAAGGCTTACCTCGGTCTGGACAAAGGAGCCTGATATGGCCATCACTCTCACCGCCAACGCACGGAACGCGGCTTGCAACGGGGTCGTAGATCTCGTCGATGCCGGGGCCGGAGCGGGCACCATCGAACTGAAGTCCGCCGCCTCCACCGTAGCGGGAACCAACGAGGTCGCCACCTGTACGTTCTCGGATCCCGCCTTCGGCGCAGCCGCAGCCGGTGTCGCCACAGCCTCGGCCATCACGAACGACACCAACGCGACGGGTGGTACGGCTGGCTTCTTCACCATCTTCGACAGTAATGGTGCCGCCGTGCTTCAGGGTACCGTGGCTACGTCCGGGGCCGATCTGAACATTTCGTCCGTCGCCATTGGCGCAGGCGACACTGTGGCGATTACATCTTTCACGGTAACGATGCCCGCATCCTGATAGGTAACTCATGGCCAAGATCAGTTCATACGGCAACGTCACCCCGGCGATCAACGATAAGGTCGTCGGGACAGATGTTTCGAACACAACCAATGATGCCGGGGGCGAGACCAATAACTTCTTGCTATCGGCCATCGCTGACTTGTTCAGGACGCGGACGGAGACGCTCACCAACAAGACCCTGACCAGTCCTGCCATCAACGTTGCTTCCGATGCCACGGGGGATATTTACTACCGAACGGCGGGCGGCGCTTTTGCCCGGCTTGCGGTTGGCTCCACAGACGACGTTCTGACGGTCGCTTCCGGGTTGCCCTCATGGGCAGCCGGAGGAGGCGGTACGGTTTCGGTTGTGTCCTTCGGCACACTGGCCAGCGCCGCCACCCTTGAGTTGACCCTTGATGAAACCCTTTACGATAGGTTTGAGCTGTGTTTGTATAACTGCATTCCAGCCGCCGATGGCGACTTGAGAGCTCGGGTTTCAATAGATGGCGGGGCCACCTTCATTTCATCGGCTAGTGCCTATGAGACCCTTCTCCGAGGTTATGTAGATAGCACGGCTGTTTCAAGTTTTGCTGCATCGACATCAATTGAAATCAGCAACGAAGCCTATAACCTTGACACGGTTAACAATGGGTTAACCGCAGTGCTGGATATCATGCACCCGCACGGAGGCGGCGAGTTCGTAATCAGTGGACTTACGTGGACCAGAGACTACTCTAACAGGCATGTCAGTCATCGGACTATTGGGACAACAAACGCGGACCGAGATGTTGACGCTATCCAACTTTATTTCTCTTCAGGTAATATCGCCTCTGGAAAATACGTCCTTTACGGCTACGCAAAAGGAGTGTGACGATGGAGAAGATGGTCAACGGGAAAATGGTTCCACTGCCAGATGAAGAAGTTGCGCGCATAGAGGCCGAACGCGCAGAGTATGAGGCAGGTCGATTGGGTAGATGGCGAGGAAATGCCGCACTTAGCCGCAGAAATTTCTGCCTCGCCTGCTTCCGTGCCGGTCTACTCAGCGCGGATGACGCAGTTATCGCAGCCAAAGGTGAGTGGCCCGCGTCTTTCGACAAGGCGCTCACCGGCATGACGGCGGATCGGGCGGCAGAGGCAAAAATCGAATGGGCTGCGGTAACTGAAATCCGCCGGGATGCGCCGCTACTTAAGGCTGTTCAAGTCGCTACGAGCGTAACCGATGGGCAGATTGATGCGCTGTTCGGCTGGGACGGGTGAGGTAGACCATGACCAATCGTCTGCTTGACCAGAGCAGCAATGTTCTACTGGACGAAAGCGGGCAGGTTCTTGGCGACGAAAGCTACGACCTTTATACCGCCTCGGGCACACCCTCTCTGCCAGCAGTAACGGCCAGTGGCGTGGGCGAGGTCATCAACACGGCTTCGGGCACACCCTCTCTGCCAGCGATCACATCCAGCGGTACGGGCGCGATTACGAAGACGGCCTCGGGCGCACCCTCTCTGCCAGCAGTCACGGCCAGTGGCGTGGGCGAGAGCCTCAACGCGGCCTCGGGCACACCCTCTCTGCCAGCAGTCACGGCCAGTGGCGTAGGCGAGGTCACGCGGACGGCCTCGGGTGCACCCTCTCTGCCAGCAGCCACGGCCAGTAGCGTGGGCGAGGTCATCAACACGGCCTCGGGCACACCCTCTCTGCCAGCGATCACAGTTAGCGGTACGGGCGCGATTACGCAGACGGCCTCGGGCACACCCTCTCTGCCAGCAGTCACGGCCAGTGGCGTAGGCGAGGTCATCAACACGGCCTCGGGCACACCCTCTCTGCCAGCGGTCACGGCCAGTGGCACGGGCGCGATTACGAAGACGGCATCAGGCACACCCTCTCTGCCCGCCATACTGGCGACGGGTCTGGATACGTCGGCGCTCCGGTATCCCGACGTCAGTAAGAGTATCAACAGCGCCCGGCTGACCCGACCCCACAACATGGTCGAGATCGACGACGCGCAGAACAGCGTAGAAGTGAATGAAACCAGCAACGTGGTGGAGATGGCGTAGCGATGGACGCATGGCGTCTGTTTTGGTATGGTCCACCCAAGGAGCGCACACATGTCGGATATCTTCTGGGTCAAGCGGAACGACACCGGACCTGCGATCAGCGCCACGCTGAGAGACGCGGATGGCGACGTCGTCACGCTGACGGGGGCCTCCGTTCAGTTCCACATGCGCAGCAAAGCGGACGGCACCACGAAGGTGGATGCCGCCGGATCCGTCACAGACGCCAGCGGCGGCGTCGTGGCCTATGGTTGGCTGGCGACGGACACGGACACGGCGGGCAAGTACGAGGCCGAGTTCGAGGTGACGTACTCCGACGGCAGCGTCGAGACCTTTCCCAACACGGGATATATTACTGTGATCGTAAAAGACGATATTGCGTAAGGGGTAGTGGCATGAATTTTTTCGCTCTTCTCTTAGATCGCATCGAGCAGGCATCGAGCGGGATTATTGTAGCCACCCTTGCCGGTATACTTAGCGGTGTCGGGTGGCTAGTCCGTAGGGTGTTCACAAACCAGAAGCAAATCGAATTGACGCAAGTGGAGATCCGGCACCGTGATAAGGAGCGATCTGCGGATCGTGCGATGATTGAGGAGATCAGAACGGACCAAAAGGCATTTCGGGAAGAGCAAATCGAAATGAGGACCGAAATTCTCGGTCTGTTTCGCAACCACAATGGAGGTGGGTTACCGTGAAACTTGTCAAGAACTGGAAAGCCATTGCGTTGAAATCCCATTCGATGCGCGCAACATGGCTTGGGATTGCTGTTTTGACGTTGCCTGAAATCTGGTTTCGGGTGGCCGGGTTCGACATCGTCAGTCCGTATTTGACCGGCACTGTCGGCCTTGTGCTGCTGATCTACGGCGCGCTTGGTCGTCTTGTTGACCAAGGCATAGGCGACGCATGAGATGGCTCCTCATCCTCGCGGTTGTTTCCGCTGGCGCAATGTCTGTCGCCCCGCAGGGCGAGCCGCCCGCAACGGGCACGCCGACGTGGGACCAGACTGTTGAGGTTCTGGTGCCACTGGTATCGCGATGGGAGGGCACAGGCCCGACCGTTGCCTGCGACCAGAGCGCGGAAGGTATCTGCGCGCGGGCCTATCTTGATACCATTGCGGAGCCGGATGTCTGGACTATCTGCTATGGCGACACCAACAACGTGGCCCCAAACGAATTGCGCACGATTGAGGATTGTCGGGCGCAGCTTGGGCAAAACCTGCGCCGGTATCGCGACGGGCTGCATGACTATTTCTCGGAAGAGACCAGAGCCGACCGACTAACGCCATGGCGCGACGCCGCCTATTCATCGCTGGCCTACAATGTTGGGATCGCGGGGGCAGGCCGGTCAACGGCTACGCGCCGCCTCAATGCCGGTGATATTCGCGGCGGGTGTAACGCCATAGGGTGGTGGAACCGAGCGGGTGGACGTGTCTGGCGCGGCCTTGTAGATCGTCGAGCCGATGAAGTGGCTCTTTGCATGATGGGGCTAGGCTGATGTTCGGGCTGGGCCTAAAGACCGTCCTACTCGGAGCCGCTATAGCCGCTCTGGGTGTTGGCTACGGGGCGATCAAGGACGGGCAGACCCAGCGCGCCCTGAGAGACCGAGACGCCGCTCTGACAAGCCTACAGACGATCAGGGGCGAGTTGCAAAACTGCGCCGTTCGGTTGCTGGACATAAGGGAGGACACCGCAAGTGACCTTGAAATTGATCAGATCCCCGATGAACTTCTTAGTGACCGCGTTCCTCCTCACTGGCTGCGCGATCCCCCCGCCGGTGACGTCGGCAATTGAAGGCGCATTCTTCTGTGATGTGGAGGAGCCCCGGCGGTTCAGTCAGCCCGAGATCGACTGGCGCGCAGAATTTGCACCGTGGAACCTACGCCGCGATTTTCAAACAAATGCGACATGGGATCGCGAATGCGTTGGTGACGTAGAGGGAGAATGAGGCCATGCTAAGTGTGATCATTTTCGCGGCCTTGAACCTACAGTGGTTCGGGGCGTGTGCGTCGATCCCGCAACGTAATCCGCGCCGGGCGGTTCCCGGTTTTCAAGAAGGAAAGGTCCGTGTAGACTAGGTGTTACGCACCGCTTAAATCATCTGCCCGGATGACCAAACTCTCCCGTCAACTTCGGTTGGCGGGTTTTTCTTGCTCACATCTCCCTTACGTGCGCGATGAAATCTGCCTGCCGCAGCTGCTTGCCCCGCACGCGGTCGCGTTTCAGGCTGTCCGTGGTCCCCTCTGCAAGGATCAGGTGGTTCATGACGGTCTCGGCCTTGTTGCCCTGCCGCACGAGGCGGGCGTTGACCTGATCGTACAGCTCCGCCGACCACGTAGGGCAGTAGTGAATGATCTGCCCCGCGCTGCTCTCCTGCAGGTTCAGTCCGTGCCCGGCGCTGGCCGGATGCACGGCCATGAGGGGGATGCGGCCGGTATTCCAGTGCTCGATATAGGCCTCCGTCTCCGCCTCGCTGGTGTTGCTGCCCAGTACGGGCAGATCGGCCCCCAGCAGGTCGCGGATCTGGGTGAGATCTTCTTGAAACCAGTAGGTGATCAGGGCCTGCTCGCCACCCAGTCCGCCCACAAGATCCGCCAGCTTGCGCAGCTTGGCGTCGTGCAGGATCTCCAGCGTCTCGCCGTCCTTGTAAATGAAGCCCTGCGCGATCTGGTCCAGCTTACCGCTGGCCACGGCGCGGTTGAGGGCCTCCACGACGTCGCCCCCCGCCTCGGCCACGAGATGGCGCATCATGTCGCGGTAGACATCCATGGCCCGACCCGGCATCTCCACCCAGTGTTCGACGGTGCGCAGCTCGGGCGTGGGCGGCAGTTCGTCTGGCGACACGGTGAAGCTGAAGCGCGCGGCGTCGTCGTGGATCTGCTGCTTGTAGTCCTCGCGGATCGACCAGCTCAGCTGCGTGTAGACGTCGTCGGGGAAGAAGTATCTCATCCGCCAGTTCAGGAAGGCTTCTGGCCAGACCAGCTTGCGACTGATCAGGCGGGCGGGCATGTAGAGATCCGCCTCGCTGTTGGGCATGGGCGTGCCCGTCAGGCCGACCCTGTTGTCGAAGCGATCCGCAGTCAGGACAAGGGCGCGGCTACGCTTGCCCATGGGGTTCTTATAGCGGCTGATCTCGTCGATACCCAGCGTGTCGAGGCGGGGGTCGTCGGCTGACCAGTCGGCCATCTGCTCCACCAGCCACTGCGTGTTGTCGATGCCCACAACGTGCAGGCTGGCGGCGCTGTTCAGGAGCTTCGTACGCTGGGCGGGGCTGCCCGCCACCAGCACAACTTCCATGTCGGAGAGATGCGACCACTTGGCCACCTCCTGCCGCCAGACGCCCGCAGCCACGGCCTTGGGGGCGAGAATGATCCCGCCCCTCGTGACGCCGTCCCTCTGCAGCTCACGCGCGGCTGTCAGGTAGGACGTCGTCTTGCCGCCGCCCATGGGCACGATGCCCATGACGCTGCCGCGCTCGTATATCTCCGTGATCGAGCGGTCTTGGTATCCGTGGAGATCGGCGGGGCCGAGCATCAGCTCTCGTCGCCGGGCGTGTAGGCGAAGATGGCGCTGATGGCGGCCATCAGATCATCCTTCAGCATAGTGCTGAAGTCGGCGGGGTCGTCCACGCCGATCTCCCCCGCCAGCCACGACAGGGCCGTGGCCTCGTCCATGGTGGCGTCGTCGCGCCCCCAGACGTTGCGCTCGAACTGGTCAGCGACGACGACGCGGATCGCGCCCGTGGGGCGTAGGCGGAGGCTGGTGATGTTCGCTCGGCTCATTGGTCTACTCCTGCGGAAGGTGGATTTTGATCGCCTTGATAGCATATATCAGCCAATCCGCCTCCCTCTGTGTGGTCGCCACCAGCATGGTGGATCCGGGGGTGTCGTTGGCGTCGCGCAGGAATATGGCGTCGCCGCCGCCGGGGGCCTCCGCCGCCACGACGTGCACGCTTTCGTTCGTCCGCGTGAAGACGCGAGGGAAGGTCTTGGGGTGCGGGGCGGCCCCGATGCGCACGCAGGGCACCTCGGCCCAGACACTCATCAGCCGGCTCCACGAGCGATACCGATCCGGCTGGTCCAACGTCTTCAGGGCGTCGAGGAAGCGGGCATTCAGCTGGTTCAGCTCATCGTAGTTGGCCTCCGTCAGGATGTACTTGCTCAGGCCCGCGATCAGCCGGCTCATGTTGTATTCAGTGTATTCGTGGATCATGTCAGTACCCCTTTCATAGGCGGTTTACCTAAGTGCTTGACAAACTTGTACTTATAGAATGAGCCTACCTTAGCGTAGCCAAGGGCTAACATCTCATCCTTTCGGCGGTTTTTGGTGGATTTCACGGCTATTTGCCGTCCATCGCTATCCTCCCACCTAGGGTAAGGGCCTGTTTTACCTGCAAAGCTCCACCCCGACACTTTGTATATGTGGCCTGTGTGGCCCATCGCGTCGTCAGCGTAGGTAACTAGCGACACAAACCTACCCTCTCGCCGTATCATTTTTACTGATCTGGATAGCAGAAACGACGCCGCGTTTTTGGGCGTTCCGGGCAATAGAACGAACCGGGTCAGGGACAGAACTTTCCGCCACTCCTCTTTATTAACGCTTTCACAAGCGACGCGGGTAGGGGGGAGCCACCACGCCACTCCCTGCAATTTACCTGTCGCCCTGTTGTACAGGCCGTGCATGTAGACGCACGTGTTCGACCCACCTTTTGCGTAATGGTGTTCTCTGACCATTTTCTGGCCTTCGGCAAGAGGTGCATCTGCCACATACCAATCAGATTTTCGCAGTTTATCCGTGATGTCTTCCGCGTGTGCCATCAATCTCTCCTCGTCAGGGTGTCGCAGCGGGGGTCGTCCAGATCCCCCAGATAGATCAGGGCCTCCTCCTCCAGCTCGCCCAGATGCGAGCGCGTGAGGTTGTGCGTCTGCACGCCCCGGGAACTGAAGCGCCCCGTCTGACCCGCGCCATTGGTGACGTACTGCCCCTTCAGGTTGCCGTCATCGTCGGCGAGGTTCAGGATCGTGCGAAACTTGGCGGGGGTGGTGGATCCACCGTGGATGCGCAGCTCCATGACCTCGCGCAGGTCGCTCTCGATCTCCGTCAGGTCGTCCCAGCTGTCGTAGTAGGCCACGGCCTGCTCCAGCCGCGCCCTCTCCGTGCTGTACTTGGCGGCACGCTTCAGGCTGCCGTCCTCGTGCAGCAGCTCCCGCTTCTCCGTCAGCATCTTCAGGACGTTGCCGTCCGCGATCTCGTCCAGCAGCCACGCCTTCAGCTTGTAGACGCCCGTGACCTTGTCAACCCGGCCCCCCGTCACCTCGCGGATGCGCTCGTTCATCACGTACACGGCCTCGTCATTCAGGATGGCGGCCCGGGCACAGGTGTGCAGATCCACGGGCACGCCACGGTCGTTGATGCGCTCGCTGGCCCAGTAGGCTTCCCACTCGCTCAGGCCGAGGGGCCGGGTGGCGAGGTAGACGTCGCGCATGGCCTCTACGTCGAGGCAGGCGTACTCGACAAACTCCTCCCAGTCGTCGGGCCGGGAGGCGGGCGTGGCCCCGTTCGGGGGCTCGAAGAGGCCGATCAGCTTGTTGCCCGTCTCCAGCTTCTGCGTGCAGCCCACGAACTTGGCCGCGTGCGCCAGCTTGCCGGGCAGGTTCGAGGCGGCGGCCTGCGCCATGACATCGATCCAGTGCTCGGGCTTTGTGGGTGGAAAGTCGCTCTGCGGGCTGTTCCAGATCAGGCGGTCGAAGGCCGCGTTCCACGCGCCGTACCACGCGTCGCCGTCCATTACACGCTCGTGAAAGCGGTACACCTCGCCCGGCATCTGCGCCCAGCGGATGGGAGCGCGGGCGTCCTCGTCCGTCTCCACAGCCCACGCCTCCTCGCTGCCGATGGCGGCGGACCAGATGGTGGCCATGGCCTGCCGGGCGTAGCGGTAGCCACCGACCTTGGTGACGTCGTCGATGGTGGCGTCGGGGATCCGGCGCGTCTCGCTGTCGATAAAGCAGAGCTGCTGCTCGATGTCGGTTATCATGCCTGTCTCCGTGTCAGCCAGAGGAGTGGG